TTTCTTATTGGATCGGTTGCCCCCGTATATATGCAACCATCGGGAATATTTAAAACCGTTTCCCATTCCCCGAGCATTTCGCTCGGATAATCACCGATCTGCGTGCTAACGACAACTCCAGATTGTGAGCTTATTGCGTCAGAATCCAGATCGATCCATCCGGCTCCAGCATCCACTGCCAAAACTTTATAAAACCGATCTGAATACTGAAATCCTGCATTTACTTTAACGAAATAATTTGCGATAATATCGGAAGCTCCAAAAGTCAGTCCTGTAATCCTGTTCGAGCCGGACGTTGTCGCTCCGCCGCTATATTTTTTTCCAGATATTATTGCATTCTTACAAAGGATTGAAGCAAGTTCATCCATGCGCCTTAATTCCGGGGCGAAGCTACTAACAAATCTATATAATTCCGTGTTTTGAAGCCGGGGCCATGCGGAGCCTTTTGGTAATAGATTCATTAACATACTGCCGTATTGCAGTTCGGTATATTTAGGATCGCAAATCATTTTCGGCCTCGTTATACAAAAGTTATGTCTGCACTTTTTATTGTTGGCAGCTCACCGGTCCCGAAAGAAATGTTTCCGATATCTACTGGAACGGCGTCAACGGTGATCCCGGTAATGACGTGATCAACTTCTCCCTGCGCCAAGCTGATCGCCTCGTCTAGCTGAGATTTTAATAGCGTCATTGAAACGTCCGCATTATCCTCAAAATATGTTATTAAAGAGGCTTTTACCGCGTCGCGAACCGCGCTTGTGTTCGGCGACAACTCCATTTCTATTCCTATTTCGCGCTGAATAGGCTTATCTACGGACGGGATCGCCGTTACCGGGGCGCGTTTATCTATTTCGTCTTGAATCGCCGCAATCTGCGTTGCGTTCGGGAAAACCTGCGAGGCAAGCATGAAATAAATCTGTACCGTTCCGGGTCCCTCCTGCGACGGAAAAACCCAAACGCGATCCGGAGAAAAAGCGCCCTGATAATTCAAAACCCAGCCGATATAATCGGTTATCGAGCCACCCTGCGGAATATACTGTATCCTGCGAAGTATTCTGGACCTGTAATCTTCATCCGTTTCGATATCTCCGCCGCCAGTTAATCCGCCCGAGTCAACCAATGCCTGATCGTCAACTCCTGCGATCGGAGTATCGATCGTCAAAATATCCCCGGCGTCCTGATTTCCATTCACCCCTGCAGTGGAGGCGGTAACATCAACACTGCCCGGCAGCACAAGCAAGGCGTCTGTGGTATATTCGACCCCGTCAGCATTTTTCCAGACGGTTCCCATCGGGATATTTGTTCCGGGCGTTCCGGTCGGAGTTATTGAGCCGACCGCGAAGGTCGCCGGGAGCCGCGCGAGCCCCCAGACCGCGCCATGTTCGTCCAAATAAGAGCCCTCCGCCGTTGTCGCGAAAATGGACGTTGAAAGAAAATCAAGAAAACCATAAGTCAAATGAATGGCAGCGGCGAATACTCGCGCCATAACCTTGATAAAGGACCGGCGCAGAATACCCCAGCCAACGGTGACGCGGGAAAGGATATCGCCCTCAATCCTTGAATAGAGCTGCTGCAAAGTCGGTCTGTCAAGTGCCATAATTAAACCTCAATTTCTTTAATGGTATTTTCAAGGTTATTCCAAGCAAAATAATATTTTGTGTCCTTGAAATCTCCGGGTCTATGGATAGTTATTTGAAAACCAAGTGTATAGAGATCGCGCCTTTCCACAAAAATATCAATTTCGGTTGCGACCCCGTCCTCGATCATCCATTCAAGGGCCTCGTCAATATAGCCCTGTGCAGCGTTTAAGGTATCCGGGATCAATATCTTTTCCCGGTCCAGCGTCCAGAGTTGCGATCCGTCCGAATCACCGGACCCGGCAAGGAGGGAGTCGCCCCACCAGCCGCGTCGGTCGTCCTTTACTGGAGGCGCGCCGTTTTCATCTCCGAATCTGCGATCGGTGAACATGGAAATATATACCGCCATTTTCAGCCCGTCATTTTCGGCCTCAAGCATATCATTGAGGATCACCGCGTCAGATGCGATTGCGAGCTGCGGGATGGATTGACCGGCAGGCGCCGCGCTTATTACCCGGCTGGAAAGCGACGGCGCAACGGCAGTCTCAGATGAAAGTTGCACCGTGTTTTCAAGGTTATTCCATGTAAAATAATAGCGGGTAGATTCAAAATTTTCCGGCCTGCTGACCGTGATCGCCATGCCGATCTCATAGGTCCCGGCGCGCTCAACAAAAACGTCGATATTATCCACAACTCCATCATCAAGCAGCCATTGAAGCGCCTCAGTTATGTAATCGCTGGCCTGCGTTAAAATAACCGGCTCAATTATTTTCTCGCGCTCTAAGAGCCATAAGCCGGACCCGTCAAGATCGCCGGGGTCCGTCAGTAATGTATCGCCCCACCAGCCGCGCCGGTCGTCAGGCACCGGGGAAACTCCGTCAGAGAACAGAAACCGCCGATCCGAAAACAGGGAGATATAAATTGCCATTTTTAGCCCGTCATTTGCGAAATCCATGATCGACGGGAAAAGCTCTGGAATATAAGGCTGAACGACTCCCGGTTGCCATATATGACTATCAATGGTCTGGTATTTGACCAGCTCGGACGTGATCGGCGTTTCGTACATTTACGATAATACCTCAGTATCAAGATTTCCGTTGCCGTCGAGTGTCGTTGTGACCGTTTTTTGATTTGTGCCGGTCCCGACAAGCATTGTCTTCGGCTTTTGATCTCCGGGGCCTCCAAGGTGTCGGCTGGTAACGTCGCGATTGAAAAGGTAATCCCGCAGATCGTCATAGATTGAATCCGCGCCGACCGCGATCCCGCTGGAGTCATAATTTTTAATTGCCTGAGCCACGATCTGCCTGTTTGTGTCGCTTGCTGCCAGCGTCACGGTTCCGGGGACAGATTCGAGGATCAGCGTGGTCCGGGTATAATAAAGCCGCACCGTTCCCTCGTCGAGGGCGAATTCAAAGAGCCATTGATCCGCCAGCTCTGTACTTGCAATTTTCACATAGCACTCATATTGCCCGGTCCCAATTCTGACCAATTTCTTATACCCGGAAATGCCGGAATTAGTCAGCGGCGACGTGACCGCCGAATCCTGATAGAGAAGCGCGCTCTTGCTGGACCCGTCAAAGGTCGAGGCCTTGATCCCGAGATCGTTTGAATCCGGGTCCTCCATATTGCCGTCTGTATCGTAAAAATTGACCGATACCTTGTAAACATTATTCCCGGACCCCGGCACCAGCATATAACTCGGAATTGCGGAGGTAAGCCGGGTATTATTCTGGATATTCTGGATCGCGCCAAGATTTGTCGCGATATCCGCCGAAACGCTGGCCCCGGCAGGCGTCCCGATCTTGGTCTGTATATCCTGAGTATCGGTTTCAACGTCAGTCAGCTTGTCGCGGATCGCTTCCTGTGAATCCGTCGTATTATTGAAAGTCGCCCCGGCAAGGTCCTTGAGATTATTTCCAACGTCCGCCCCGCTGCCGAGCGTCACGGGCAGGCCGAGCCGTCCATAGCCGCCAGTTGGAGCCGTCTTTGTCCCGTCCACGCCGAGCGCGTGCCGAATATTTGCCAGCTCTGTCGAGGTCCAATCTCCGCCTGTCCCCGTAACCTCATTGAATCCATATACATTCACCGTCGCGCCGCCGGTATTGTTTACCAGCCTGCCGCCGCCGCCAATTATTGTGATCGTGCCTGCCGTGCAGGTCCCGGCGATCTCGATCTCTCCCTCGAATCCGGCAATAACAATACTTGCGAGTGAATCCGTCAGCGCGTCGATCGCGAGGCGTCCGGCACAATCGACAATACTGATATATTCGCCTGTAGACCAGACTGAACCAAAATTTAGATGCGCCGCGCCAGCTCCAGAAGTAAAAGCGCAGGCGTGGCAATATTCTTTTCCATAAGGATAAAGCGTGCCGCCAAGAATACAACTTTCAAACATTGCGTTCTGCCGACCATACCAGCCATAGACATAACAGGCAACATATTGATTACTTTCAACGCTCGCGACCTGCCCGGTGATCGCCAGATTTTTAAAAAGACAGTTGCTTATAACCTTGTTATTTAAATCGAGTATAAGCCCCAGCCCGTCGCCGGTGCCGAAAAATCTTTTCCCGTCTGCGGCAGCGCCAAAAGTTTCAGTCTGGTATGGTCCGCCCGTGCAAAGTATATCGATCAATTCCTGAGTGTTTGCGATTGAAACTGCGTCGTCAATAGAATTTACTGGATAATTCGGGGTCCCATTTGGCCACGTCACCCCGGACCGCCCGGAATTTTTATCAAAGTGAACGGCCTTTTGAAATTCAAGTCCGCGCGTCAACTTTGAAAGGCAATGATAATAAAAAAAGCCGAGATCATAATCTGCCATTTTCAACCTCCAATTTTACGGCGCATAGAGATCCATCCTCGAATGAAGGACGGACATTATCGCTGAAATCATTTTATAAAATTCGATCGCGCTTGTCGTCGATCCGTCACTTTCCTTAAATTGAATTGTAGCATTCATAATCGCATCACGGATCGCCGTCGTGGTAAGCGAGCTGCCGATCTCCCCGTTATTCTGGATCACGTTTTCGGTCCCGGCGTCGGCATAAAACGACCCCGATCCAGCCCATGTATTCCAAGTAACCTCATTATAATTTGCCCCGGCCTGAATATTTACCGCGTACTTTCCAGAATCCACGCCAGCGAATCCGCAATCTGAAATACGGTTCCAGCCGCCGGTGATCTCAATATAATTCTGGTTTGCAGACTGATCGAAGGTCACATTATTAAAATGAGAAAGATTGCTTGCAATAAGCGCGATTGAATTTGTGATATTTGTTGCGCCGAAATGCCCGTTTTCAACTACTATATGATCCGCCCCGGATACAAACTCAATCATATAAACGCTGGACGGATTACTGACGCCGCCGAAATCGAAATCTTCAAGGCGTGCTAAGTGATGCAGCTTGACAATGTTCGCGGTCCGCGCGCCCGTGTATGCCTCGATCCGAATATTTCTGACGCTCGCGCCCTCCCCGATCTCCAGAACTGGCGCGTTAAGCGTGCCGGTATCACCGATCAGCCTAAAACTGGTTTTACTGGTGCTGGTGCCGACCCCGTCCGACCCGGCGCAGCCGATAATCTGGACCCCCTTCGGAACCACAACATTTTCAGCGTACCCGGACGGATCGGGCGAGGCCTCGGAACTTTCGCGGACATAAATTCGATCGAACCTGCCCGGCAGACATTTTGCGGTTGCTGCAGCGATCGTCGTGAAAGCGTTTTGCCAATCCTCTCCGCTATTATTGCCGGTCGCCTGCTTATCAACGAAAAATATTTTAGACTGAGCGTTGCGACCATTTACGACCGTATAAATATCTGAAATTATTTGCTGGTAAGCGAGAACGCCTTGCCCGGTGATCCCGCGAATTTCGAGATCGTCACTCGATCCCGGAAATGCAACCGTCCCACTCAAAAGGTCCTTGACAACGAGGGTCCACCCGCTTCCGCTTCTATCAGGATCACCGTCGTCATCAGTTGCATCCCAGCGAGTCGTGCTTGGATTACCGTTATCATCAAACAAATCAGCGTCAGACATTCTTTCACATACCCCGAATTTTGTTCCGGGCATAATTCGAGAGGCGCTTTGATTATAAAAATATCCGCCGATAATCTGCCACGCCCCGCACTTGGTAGATTCTCCGGATTGAACCGTTGAAATGAAGCTGCCAAGCAGACTGCCCCGGTGGTTTGAGGGGTAAGTATCGGAATTATCAAGGTCGGTAAAGATAACTGAAAATAATGTTCCTCGGCGGAAAGATGTATTTTGCGCTGAAGCCGTATATCGCTGAGACGTTACGTTGCTTGCCTCGTCGCAGGTATCGATCAGCGGGAACATATAATCGAGTATGGACCCATTGACGATCCCGCCCTGTAGCGTCGATTTGATGGCCTGATCCGCCAGAGATTTGGCAACGTCCTGTTTTGCAGTCGTCGCGAGACTTGCGGCCTGAACTGCAGGATGGTTTGTAAAGGCCCCGGCAGGCAGCGCCCCGGTCGCCTCGTTGAGCTGAACGTCGCCATCTGAATTTGCGGACCCTGCAAGGTAAGATTTAGACGGTAATTTGCCATAAATCGAGGCAACCTGTCCGCGCTCAGTGTGCATGATCAAAGGATAAATAACAACGTCTGCCGTCGAGGATTTTCCGCAAAGCGTAATTGAATTATAATTCATTTCGCCTGCAGTCAGGACCAGCTCATAAACGCCGGGGCAGTTTGTAGAATCCGGTTCGCTTACTGAATTGCTTGGAGTTGCAGGCGTCGCGCCATCCTGTATTAAACGCATTGTGAAATTTCCAGAGTCGCCGGTTTTCGGCGCGTTTGCGCTCGTATCCCATGCCAAAAAATTTGCGACATAACTTTGATTTTTAATCATTTTATATGGCTCCTTTTGCCTGAAATATGTGCTGCGGGACATGGACGGAAACAGCCGACGGATAGAAATCTGCGCCAACGTCAGTCGTTGTCGAGGCCGCGCCCCGATCGTCGCCGTCTATATCATACTGAGAAACATTCGAGTCCGAAGCCGGGCCGATACCCTGAGCAATCAAGTCCGACGTTGATTGAATATGCAGGTCCAGAGTTGAAAAAGTCGTATCGACCAAGTCCCAATTTGCAACTGTGATTTGCTGATTATTATTACTTGAACCTGCGGATGTATCGTCGGAAACATTATAAGCAAATTCAGAATCAGCATTATCAAAATCGCCACCGGGAAACTGATAATCAGGGCCACTGCCGGAATTATAAACGGAATTATTTTTTACATAAGGTCTGTATGTTGGTGTATTAGTCACATTTAATTGCACACCTTTGGTTGCATAACTCCCGTAAACAGTATTGTTGTATAATTTTGTCCTCGATGCATCGGCTTCGGAATAATCAATAGAAATTTCAAGCGCCATACCTAAATCACTTGAGGCGCTCCCGAAAAAATTATCATGTATATACCAACCTATTCCACGGTTCGGCCCAGTATAATTAAGTTTTAGTAATTCTGCATTTGATTGCCCAGTTCCACTATCGCAATAAAGTGCATTATAAGCAACCTCAGCATACTCACCGCAATTACTTGAACCTGCAGCAGTTTGATAACTGTAATCTATCCCGGCTCCGTAATTCCAATTACTACCGTTGCGAATTATTTTTATCCCGATAACTTTTGTATAGGCGGGATTAAGACCACCTATATTCCAGCGATAGCTTGTGCCGTCGGTACTTCTCATTGTATAGCCGTTTCCGTCGTAGGTCCCGTCATGCCTTTGTGAATTATTACATTGTGTTGAAGTGTTAATCGGAGTATAAATTTGAATATAATAATCTGAATCAGTTGTCCAATCATCCTCTATTACCGTAAAGCTCTGATCGTCCCCGGAGTCGTCATAGCAGGCGATAAAAAGCCGCCATGTATTTGCGACTAAGTCCTCCGTTCCAAGCTCGGCGGCAATTCCAGAGCTCGTCCCGTCGATAGCTGCATTCATTGTATTGAAAGCCCTTTTTATGGAGGTGACTGCCGTCGGAGTTCCGACGGGGCTCGCGGCAGTCCCGTCGACATTTCTTACTGACCATTGGGACTGAGTCGTTTTTCCGACGATCATGTATTCAATGGAATTCGCGAGAACAATATCTCCGACGCCAATGTTTCCAGTTTGCGCGATCGTGAATTGCATTACCCCGCCAGAAATAACCATATAAGGGGACCCGGTTTTCAAGTCCCCCGTGTTCGCTCCGACGCTAAAAAATATATCAGCCATTTCTTAACTCGCTGGTGCCGTTTTAATTATTTCCTTATTAACGATATTATCTGAAAACATATCGACAAAAGATTTTTTTTCCTCGTCGTATTTAACCGCGCTCACCGGCCTCTCTTTTACCTGATACCAGTTGCCGGAAGCTTTGTCAAAATATTTCCATACGATCTGCGCTTCATCTTTCGGCGTAACCAAATTGTCCATTTCCACGCGCACGGTGTTGTCTTTTAAATATTGCGCTCTGGTGATATCTTTTATCTCAATGATTTTCCATTGATTAAATTTTTCATACCGAGTTGAAAACGGCTGATCGCTAACCTCCCGGACCGTATTGTCTACTGCATTCAATAAAAAGTAAGCCATTACGGAAGCCTTCTTTTGATATCTTGAAGGCCCTCTTTTATGTGCCTGAATTCGGTTTTACTCATTTCCTTTTGCAGCCGTTGTTCTGCCATGATACTGCCGAGCGTCTTTTTCGTTTTCGTCTCGAATTCTTGCGCCGCCTCTTTTCCCTGCCATTTCGTATTGCCGAAAGCGACAAAGGCCCCGGCGATCACGCCGAGCGCAACGATTAATTTGGCAAGATCATAGATCAGCCGAGTCATGAATTTATCGTCACGTCTATTTCCGAAAAAATTGGTATCTTCTCTATTATCTTTCGCCATGATATTTCCTATTTAATTGCGCCGGTCCCTGTCCCGGTCCCCGGACCGGAAACGCCGGGGCCGGTCGTGACCCCTGAAACGCTGGCAACTGCGACAGTGGTTGTAACAAGGGCCTGCGTTTGAATGTGATTTACGACTTGCTCTGCAATCACGTCAACAAATTTTTCAGTCTGCGGGGCGTTCCCGAGCTCGAATCCCTCCGCAGAAAGCGCGGCCTTGATAGCCGCCGATAAAACCGATCCACTCATTGGCATTATTTAGCCGCCCTTACTTTCGAAGATTTGTCTGGATGGACAACGCCTGTAAAAGAACACAGGCAGGCGCCGGTTACAACTCCATCAAGGACTGTCAGCGGGGTCCCGCCGATCTCAATGGTCGAACCACTGACAATGATTTTATCCTTTTTCAGCTTAACATAATCCCCGTTAGAATTGTATATCGCAGCCTCACCCTTTTCTAAGCCCTTGAGCCTGTATTCTGAATCGTCCACGGCGATCACTATGGCGTTGCTTCGGTCCCCGCCAACGTGCAATACAATGGCCTCCGCGCCATCCTCCGGGACGGACGTAAAACCGAAATTTTGCAGTCTTTCAACCGCGTCCATTATCTCGTCTTTCATGATCTCGATCTTCAAAGTCTGGAGATCTGTAGAGTCGTCTGCCGCCAGAATAATGGCCTTTCCAATCATGGACAGGACGCGCCTTTTCAGCGGGGCTATGAATTTATTAAGGGCGTCAATCATGGCTGAATGAAAGCCTCCTTCGGCATTAATTTAATCGCGGTTTCGGTCCCGGCGTCAGACTTGGAAAAAGCCAGATCGACAATAAGCAGGTCCTCCGCGATATCGAATTCTGGAATATCAACAAAAACATTTTTATTGATATCCCAAATTTCGGTTGTGCCGGTCTGATATAGGCCCTGAACTGTAACATCGAGGGCGCGGGATTTTCCGATCCGGGTAGATTTTTCCCATTCCGCCTGCCGGTTGCAGCCGTTTATATCAATGGCCTGCTCTGCCTGCACAACATGGGCGCGGTATCGAATATCTGGATCGATCGCGGTCCCCTGAATTGTCTTGACCTTTTTCTTTTTACGCCAGCCGGTCCCCTGAGTATTACTGAAACCGCGTACATAATAAAGCTGAAAACGGTCCGAATTGTTCTGGTAAAATCGAGCTGACTTTATATTCTGACCCATTACCAGACGGGATAGCGCGCGCGCGTCGCTCGCGTTTGTGACCACCAGCTCGCCGTAACGGTTTGAGTTAAGCAGGCAACCCAGCTCCTTGCATTTCCTGTTTAAGATGCTGAAAACAGTCTCGCCGGGTTCAAAAGTGATATCAAATTTTTTGTCCTCGACCTCCGCCAACTCAACAATGTCAACGTCATAGTCTGAAATTATTTTTTTCGCCAGCGAATAGAGATCGATATTTTTATGAGTCACCTTTTCAAAGGACGCGGCGCAGTCAACAAGGTCCGCCGTTTTGTCGCGCCCGGTCACTCTCAGAAAATGAGATTCGGCGTTTTTTTCAGCGTTTACCTCGTCGATATATCCGGTCAAAAGCAGGTTGTTGTCGATCTTGATCTTGATTTCGTCGCCCGGAGTAAAAACCCATTCGCGCAGGTCCGGGGTCCATTTATCGGAAACCTCAATATCAAAAGTCGCGGCAAGGCTTGTCATGGAACGGCTGACAGATACCCGCTGCCAGCCATTATAGAGCTGATTTCCGACGACAATATTAAAATCTTCATTCACGGCTTAGGACCTCCAGAGGAACGCTGCCGGGGACAAAGCCCGGATGTTCGACGGAGTTGCGATTTACAATATCGTCCGCGCGTTCAATATCCTCGTAGAGATCATAGGCCATATAAAGAGATGGGAGGGCAATTTGATTTGTGATTTCAATTAATCTTGGAGTATTTATCGATCGGGCGGTAATGTCCTCTATAAATGACGCGCGCAGATCATGAATCTGGTAGTAAATATCGTCTGAAACGCTTTCCATGAGCTGGTCGAGCGCTACGACGACAACGGACTGAATTCGATCGGCCTGTGTAGTGCTTTCAAAATCGATCCCGGTTGCAGCCTGTGCAGCGGCGACGACTGAGGCGTATTGGATCAGCTTGTCAAAAGCCTTTTTATTGGCTTCGATCGTGCCGGTGTCTTTGTTGAAATTCTGTAATGACAGATTTTCCTCGATCCCGGATTCGCTTTTATTATAGCTAAAAAGCTCAATGAAATCCTGAGCGATCGCCTGCGCCGCGAGTTCCCCGGATTTAATATTTGATTTAATCCGGTCTAATGTTTCCGTAAACCCGGCGACGGTCCGGGCCACGGTGTAACCGTCCTCAATCGCTGCAACTGCGGCGTCCATCGAGTCGATCACTCCATTCACGATCGCCGCCGGTTGCTGGAAAAGATTGAAAGTGTCTGTGAAGCCGGCCTCGATCCGGCTAAAAGCGCTGAGCGCCTTGCCGAGAAGATTGCCGACGGTGTCAAGGAGGGTCGAGGGAAATGCTGGCTTTTTGCTTTCCGAAAACTGGATCGTGATCCGGGCCATGCCGCCCTCGTCCTGTGTTTCTCGGATACGGACCAGACCGATCACCTGAACCTTGAGGCTCCCAAAATAAGGATGGACCAGCCGACCGGGTCCCGGAGTCTCGCAGGCTTTTATCAGCTGATCTTTGCGGAATTTATAAAGGTCCCCAATTATGAAGGCCTCAACATTGAAAAGCCGGGTCTGTTTTCCAAGGTCCTCAATATAATTCTTATCTTTACCCGGAAATTCATGAGTCGCGGTTTTCCGACCGGCAGCTGCCTCGGAGTCCACCACCTCAAACGGAATACCCCTGAAACTTGCGGACCGTAGAAAATTTTTCCAGCTCATATTTTACTCACATTGCAAAAGCAGCGCCCCGGTTTACAACGTCCAGATCGTTTCCGCCAGCGTCGGCGCGAACCTTTGTGCCGGGGTTCCCGGTCACGTCGATCTGAATTTTCGAGGTCTGCGTTGTGTTACGATTAAGGACTTGCTGCCCTGCGGCAGCGGTAATTGCAGCGGCGTTTGCCGCGTTAGTTGCCGCCGGAGGTTGTTTAAATAATATTTTTCCAGCGGCATTTTTGATCCCGGACATAAGCGTTTTCAGGCCGGTTGCCGCCGGAGAATTCCACCACGCCTTGAATTTAGTGATCATTTTATCGAGCCAGCCTACAAGCAGCTTGACCGCCTTGACCATTGCCATTATCATAACAGGAAAAGGGAAAATTATACTCACCAGTAATTTTCCGACGGTGCTTAAATCTTTCCACTTTTTCCAGAGCATAACTATAAACCCAATAAATACCCCAATCGCAATCCCAATCGCGACAACTTTGATCGCGAAAACGGATATTACTGAGGCCAGCGATCCGACAATTACAAGGAGGGGACCGATCGCCGCGACCAGAGCCAGAACGATCAATATTATTCGCTGGGTCCTCGGGCTCAATGCCTGAAATTTTTCGGTAAGCCGCGTTATAAATTCGGCGACTTTCAAAAGTACCGGCGTAAGGGCCCGCCCGATCGTTATCGCGACGCCCTCCAGCGCAGATTTTACTTTCCTCATGGTGCCGCCGATCCCGGCTTCCATAGTCGCCGCCGTTTTAGCCGCCGCGCCCTGCGAATTCTGGAGGTCCTTTGTAAAGGATCGAACCTTTGTGCCGCCCTCTGCCATGAGAGCAACGATCGCCTTGCCGCCGACCTTTCCGAATTTCGACATAATTTCAGTCGCGGAAACATTTTTCTGATTCAGCTCGTCGATAAATTGGCTGAATTCAGTAACCGGCCTGCCGGTTTTCTTGGAAAATTCAAGGAAAGCATTCATTAACTGCCGCCCGGCTTTCGATCCCTTGGTGCCGACATTTGCGAGCTGCCCGATCATGGCAACCAGCGATTCAAGATCGAGGCCAAGGCTGCGCGCGGTCCCGGCGACGGGCTCTAACGCCTCTGCCATTTCCAGAATATTAGTATTAGCGTTTGCCTGAGTATGCGCCAGAACGTCATTGATGCGCCCGAGATCGCTTACTGGCAACTTCATAGCCGACATTACATTGGTCGCGATATCAGCCGCCTCCGCGAGCTCTATGCCCCCTGCTGCCGCGAGCTGGAGGGTGCCGGGTAGAGCCTGCATAACTTTGTCAACGCTCAGCCCTGCCATGCCGAGAAACGTCATGCCCTCGGCAGCTTGACTCGCAGTAAATCGAGTTGTCCGACCCATTTCCTCGGCGAGCGCAGTCATTTCATTGAACTGCGCCCCGGTCGCCCCGGTCACGGCCTGAACCTTTCGCATTGAGTCGTCAAAGCCCATAAATACCTTGGTTGAGATCGCCCCTAATGCGACGATCGGCAGGGAAACACGGGTGCTGAGAGTTGAGCCGATATTTTTTGCAGCCTTTCCAAATTTATTCAATTTAGCCGTCATTTTTCCAAGATTCGCGGATAACTTATCTTTACCAAAAATTTCAACTAAAATTGATTTTTTTCGTGGAGGCATTTCTAATCCTTTTTGTTAAGCTCGTTCATAATAAACTCAGCTCTTTTTGACCAGAATTTCACCCTGCTATTTGACATGGTCCACAACTCGCGCTCCGAGAATTTAAATACATAGCCGATCCATGCAATCGCATCTTCCCAATCGGCTATTCTTTCACGAAAAAATCAGACAATTCATTTGCAAATGCGACCGCGTCAGCCGCGTCCATCTTTGAGATTATTGGGTAAGGTATCCGGGCAAGTTTAGCGCCCAGCCTCAAAAAATGAGGTATCTCCATTGCTTGTAAGGGAATTCCGACCATATCCCCGCCGGTTGGTCGGCGCATGATATTGATCTCGTTGATGGTTCCGCCCTCATGATCCGAGATCGGATATTTGAGGGAATAGGTTAGAACTGGCTTCGCGTTTCCGTCTGCCATTGTACCCGCCCTTTGTTAAGTGAAATTGTTTTAAATTTCTTCCAGCTCGTCGCCAAAAAATTCGACCTGCAAATGACCGTCGCTGGTTTTGGCCTCTCCGTCCGCATAATATTCCGCGTTGCGGAGTACCAGCGTTTTCTGATCCATTTCCAGCGTTATGGTCGCCTGCCGAATATTTGTGATCGCCTTCGCGTCGGTATCGGCTTCCAGAACGATCTCGCCCTTGATATAGGGCTCCTGCGGCGTCTCGGACGTGCCGACCACTTTGCCGCCCGATCCGAACCGGGGCTCGCGCTTCGGGGTCCCGAAATTGTAAGTAAACTCGCCCTCGGCCTGCAGTAAATTGCCGTCCTGTTTCAAATAGATAATTCCGTGTCTGCGCCTTGACATTGTTCAGGCCTCCTATAAAATAAAGGATATGGTTGTTTCGCCGTTTCGATACTGGTTTACCAGATCGGGGAATATCTGCCAGTTAAATTTATTAACGTCGCTCAAATCCCTGCTGGCAAGGACGGAATTTTTGAAAGCGGCGAAATCCTCGACGAGGCCGAGAACTTCCCAATCCTGAAAGGCCGCGATCGCCTCTGCCTTTCCGACGGACGGAGTCAAAACGACCTGATTGGGGCCGATCCGGTTTCCGTCCCCGGCGAGTTTCGCCTGCGCGAATTTCAGACCGATCCGGCGCTTCCAATCCCAGCGTAAATAAAGGCAGGTGAACCGGGTGTTCACGTCCAGCCATGCAGTATCCGGGTTGCTCTGCGCGTCAAGCTGATATGTAGTAATCAGCCTTTCAATCAGGACGTTGCCGGAGGGATCAACCTTGTGGGTTGCGATCCCGTTGTTAAGCAGGGCGGTTTTCTCCGTAAAGGTGAACCGACTTGAAACGGGGCTCGCGGCGACCCCGACCAGCTTTAATGTCTGGAACGGTTTCGCCTCGTTTCCATTTCCACCGGCGAGCTGGTTTGCGACCTGCCCCGCGATCGCGGCGCTCCATTCAAAGGCGGGAGTCATGTTGTCATAAATACCCATAAGGACATATTGCTCAGTATTTTTGCCCGAGCCCAGCGTGATCAGATTCGCGTATGTATCCTTTTTGGTCACAAAGCAGACTCCGTCGATCATTGTCGTCGGACCGAAACGGCGTTCAAGTTCAGTCTGGATCGCGGCAAAATTTGTCGCGTCAACATAGGGGCTGATCCAGACCTGATACCATTCATCTGCGAGGGCTGCGATCAGATTAGTAAGCGCGGGATCGCCGGACCCTCCTGACATGGCAGTGATTGTCAGCGCGACGCCTGCTGGGGTTTCGTCCCCGTCCTGAGCATTCAGCCTGATATCAATATCATTACTGACAACGCCGATATTGAGGGCCTCGAAATCGACCGTGTCAACGGTGTCGTCCGTTGATTTCATAGGCAGACTCAGATGGTTCGCGTCGATCTCCGCCTTGAGAGCTGCGGAGAGCTGGGCAACCGTCATGCCGGACGTGACGGAAACTGCAACGCGCTCGCCTGCAATATAGAGCGCCAGAGTCCCGTTTCCGGTTGCTGCAGACGTGAATTGTACCGAGCCGGTCGCCTTATTTGTCGGCGTCGCAACCGGGTCCATCGTTGCAGCGATCGCGGTGATCTCATTTACCCGGTTATTTCTGAAATAAGCCAGCGCCATCCTGTGGATCAGCGACCCCGTCCCGAATTTTGCGGCAGCATCATTGGGGCTCGAAATAGAAACCAGCGTGTTTGCGCTTTCCGATCCGGCGTCGGTTCCCTGTCCAATCAAAAGAACCTTATAGGCAAGCTGACCCGCGCCCTGACTTGCGAAGCGGGTATCAAACTTGATCTGGTGCATGGGAACCCTTGTGTTTACAAAATCCATTTTATTGCCTCCGTTTATTTTTTATCGGTTTTTTTTGATTTCTTTTTTTCGTCCTCCGGCTTTTCCTCTGCCGGGTCCGGGCTGGAGGCAGGCGCCGGGGCGGGTTCCGGGTTGTCGGCCTCTTTTAATTTCTGAATCGTTACGGCTCCCTCCGCGACGCGGCGAAACCAGTATTGATCATAAATCACTACCCGCCCGGCTTCCGGCAGGTATTGTTTGGGATGATCCGGCAGGGGGACCCGCAGCCCTTTTGCCGGTTTTACCAAAACCCTTTCATTCATAATTTTACTCCATTATGGATTGTTAAAAGTCTGATCCGCCCTTATATGCGCCGGTCCAGCAGCCCCTTCAATGGCGGCGTCGATCGACGTTACGGACCGGCGCAGAAGATCAAGAGACTGAGCTGGAGGCGCATAGGTCCGATATTCAACATTCCAGATTGTTGCCATACCTGAAATGATTTTTTTTCCGTTATTTGTCTGAGTAACCCGCGTACTTTTATAAAGCGTATCGTCGGCCGGGTCCACCGAATTGAAAACGAGGTAAGGATTGAGGCCGAAAATATTTTCGACCTGTTCAATAATATCGTCGAAAATATCATCCGTTCCGGCGGTGCTTAATTCTTCTGCAAGCACCTCGACGATAAGCTGGAGGACCCTGTCATAATATCGCGGCGCGCTCTCTTTGTCGTCGGCATCTTCTTCGTGCATATAAACTGCTATTGCCGGAAATTCAACCTCGAACCATGGGAGGGCGCGGGATTTATAGATAGAAACCTGTTGAGAATTATAAGTAATATTCCCGGTGAGCATCGAGACAACATTGTTGCGGATCGTCTTGCGGGTATGCGCCATGATTAGACCTTTTCATGCAAGAGACAAAGGACCGTTCCAACGCCGTCATATTGAGGCTCGATCACCTTATATCTGACGCCGCGAACTTCAATTTCGTCGCCGGGCTTTACCGCAGCCTGCAGATCGTTTTCATTGATCCGGGCGACGGGCTGCCGGGAGATTACTCTTTCCCCTGAGTCAGGGTCAACGGTTTCAAACTCGTTATCGAATATTACCGCGACCTCATACGATCCGCCTGCTGCGGGATAATAAATGCAGGTCCCCGCGTCCTCTGCAAACTCAGACTTGTTAAAGAACGTTTCGTCCAGATCATTACTCAAGTCTTCCTTAAAAGTCGCCATATCATTTCAGCGCCTTTTTAGCAGCCTTGATAATGTTCCGCGCCGTCTTAACTCCAATGCCGGGGATCACGGCGATCGCCTCTGGAGCCGAATCTGCGACGGCAGAAATTTTCTTGATACCGATCCTTTTAAGGGCCTGATCCAGTTCTTCTCCGACGCCATTGATCTGAGTTAGATCGTCGTCGGAGTCTTCGGTTTCGGGGTCCGTCTTGTCGTCGGAATCTCCGGCGGTTTCATTTGCCGGCTCGGGCTTTTCCGCAGGCTTGTCGTCGGAAACGGGCTCGGCGAGGTTGAGATCGAGCAATTCCTGAGCCTCGTCCTCCGTAACCTCCAGAATTTCTCCGGCGTCATAATACTGCTTATTATGTTTGATACAGGAGATAGCTTTCAGCTGCATAATTTTTCCTCCAGTTTAAGAAAGGGGAGCGCGCGACCGCCAAGAAAAAGCCGCGCCTCCCCGTGCGGTGTCCATCAACCGGAAAATTTTACGCAACCGTCGCGTGAGCGAAACCGTCGATCTGGTGCGGGGCCACCAGCGGCGAGCTCTGGACAAGCAGCAGCCGGGCGCTGGGGTCCTTCTCGATCCATGATGTCGGGAAGAACTTGACCGGGGCCAGCGCTTCGAGGTCCTTGATCGCGCCGAAATGCTGCACGCAACGCGCGTCGGTCGAACCCATGATCACGGTTTTGGAAGTCATGATCGGAGTCACAACCCCCGCGTCCGTTTCATAGTATTCCGAATAGGAATAGAGATCGACATTGGGACGGCGCAGGGTGCCGAGAAATTCAAGGCCGCTGGGCAGCTCGCGGGGATTGATCTGACCGAGATCGATCCGCCGGTTATCGAAAACGCTGGTGCTGCCGGATACCTTGGGATGATTCAGGAAAAGCGCAGCCGCGTCCTGATCCATGATAACGTCCCTCAGGATCAGCCCGGAGTCCTTCTTGATCAGCTCATACCACGTTTTCAGATCGCCGACCGGGTCCGCGTTGGTCGTGTCGTCCCATTTGTCGGTTCCCGTCAGCGTGATCTTGTGGGTTGTTTTCATGTTGAAATCGACCGACAGGGAAATGCCGTCGCCGGAATAGGTGATCGAGCCCTGAGTTGAAAGAGACTGATGGGCCATGAATTCCATTCGCCGGATAATCATATCCATGAACTCTTTCATCTGTTTCGCGAGCTCTTCGCGCGCGAGCTGCTGCCCGGTTCTGCCGCCCTCATAAATATTCATTCCGGGCTTGGTTTTTAGAAGGTCCTCAGCCGTGGTCACGTCCTTAATTTTGATATAGGGCGGCTGGACGGACCGGCGCTCGAAACCGCGCTTCTCGATCAGCTTGCCCTGCATATTCGCGCCGACATAGGGAGCCAGCTTGCGCGTGCCGCGTACAAAGTCGATATCAATGTACTCGGACTGCGACCGTTTTGTTTCCGTGAAAAACTTTGAAAGAAACGGGGTCCTCACGGGATAGATATACTCGATCTGCTTGAGCATGGACCGGCTGCTGAAAATATCTATTGACATTTTTTATACCTCTTTTTTTTAGTTATAGGTTGAATTCATATTTTCCGGTTTTTAGGTGTTGGTAATGGGAGTCACCTGAAACATGCTCAGCTTTCTCATGGCGTCCTTATGCGTTGCCGCCGTATCGGACCCGCCAAAAGTCAGCGCTTCCTCGTTGAACTCGCCGGTAAGGGCGACCGGGATCGACTGCGCGCCGCCGGAGGCGTCCTTGTCCTCCAGAAGAACGCCATAGGGGTTTCCGCTCCCGTCGATCGCGGCGCTATTCACGGAAACCAGCTCGCCGGAGCCTGCCGGGGTCGTGATCGTGAAAATATCTCCGACCGCAAAATCCGTTGTGCCGTCGTTGATTGTCAGGTCCAGCTGATCCGACGTGAACGCCACGCCGACCTGAGCGATACCGACCTGACTGCCATCGGGAGCCAGAATTTCAAAGGTCCCGCCGTCCGTCGCCGCGAGAATTCCCTTCGCGGTATAGGTGCCGGGCTGAACGTTTTTCTTTGCGGCAACGCCGGTGCAGGTTCCGTCGCCTGTGTTCCCCGCGTCCGCGAGGCCGGTTGCGGCAACGGTTCCGACAGTCTTTTTTCCCATAACGCAGCCGCGAGAAAGATTCTCGCCGGATTCCAGCGTTTCGGGGCTGGTTTTAATGGGGAAATCTCCGCCGATC